ACACGATGTGTAATCTCATCCTCTACCACTCGCCGCACCGCATCTTTTGCGGATTGGAAAGCGGGCCGCATAAACGGGCGGGCAGGCATCGGAGTCGCCTTCCCCTGGCCGCGCTTGCGGGAAAATAGACGACCGTCCGGCGTTCGATACGTCTCCTGCTTCATATAGCCGTATTCAAGGAACGCGGCGTAAAATGTGTCGCCCCTGAAGTCGCCGGCCTCTGTGCCAACCAACACTCCGCCCTTGCCAACTTTCGATTCAATCGATTGCCGCAACGCCCCGGTAAGTACCGGCGATTTTGCTTTTATGGCCTCTTTCAGAAGTTCGCCGCCGCGCAACAATGCCGCTTTCATGAACCGCTTTTGAATCCGCTCGGGCAGGGACTTGAATAGCCCTTCAAGTTCCGTCGCCCCGTATAACTGCATCTTGCCGGCAATCATTACACCAACTCGTTTGACATGATGACCTGTTCGCGATTGCGTTCGTCGGTGTTCAGAATTGCACTGATCTCGAACACGCGGCCCTGCCATTCGATTCGATGCCGGACAGTGAGAAAACTACAATATCGAATGGTGATTTTGTGGGATACTTCGGCGATTCGTTGCTCGCCGCTGATAAACTCGCGGGCCGTCATTGGCGATATCTCGGCCCACCACTTTTGGACGTTACCCCAAGTAACCGAAATCTCGCCGCTGGCGGATTGCAGTTCCACCGCCGATTGAATCATCACGCGATGGCGTAGCTTCCCGGCCCTCACGAATAGCTCCCCCACCGCAGCCGCCATGTGAGCGATTCGACGGCCAACGGTATGGCATTCACGATGTTGCCGATGTTCACCGGCTCGCGATTCTCATACATATGACCTACCCACAGCAGCACCAGTTGTTTCGCTGCCGCTGGTATCGTCGTGGTTGTCCAGCCCGCCGTGTAGTTCACTTGAATCGAGTTCGCCTGCGCCCGTGCCGTCGGCCATGATTTGCCATACGCCAGCACCACACGCCCGGCCTCGCGAACGGCGTCGGCAGTGTAGTTGCTCGCGTCCCACGTCTGCGTTGCGCCGGCGGCGTCCACATAGGTCAACGAAGTAATCGTTGCCAGCGGCGGGCGCGGCAGTTCAATGGCGTCGCCGTCTGGAAACTCGTCAAGGTACATCCGCAGCGTCTGCGTTATCAGGGCGCGTGCCGTGTCGTTTTCGACTTGCTCGCGCGCCGATTGAATGAGCCGGGTAAGCGTCCGATTCTCATCGTCGTTGTCGATTCGACAATGTTCCCGCGCTTCCGCGAGGGTGACCGGCTCGACCGTGGGGGCGGTGACTACAGAAAACGATGCCACGTTAATGATTCGCCTTTCCGCTCACGGGCTTTGTCTTGGCCGGCTCGCGAACCGCCCCTTCTTTTGGAACTTCAACGGGCCGCACTTGCTCGCCGAGTTCCGCACTCTTGGCAAACTTTCCATCAACGAACGATTTGCCGTCAACTTCGGAAACTTCGTAGGTCTTTCCCGCCTCTAAATTTCCGTTAGGGCCGCACGCAGTTGTGATCATGGTTATTCGCATGTTTTTTTATCCAATCAAAAAGTGAAAAGTTCCTGTTTTGGTGTTGCCGCCGTTCGCGACAACGATCTTAATCCGGTCGTTCGCAAGCAGCATATTGGCCGTAACCGCAGTCCCACCTGCCGCATAGAGCGAAGCGACGCCCGCCGTGCTGTGAGTGGCCTGCCGTGGGCCGCGGGTGGCTGACGCATTAACGTCGAGTTCCGCCCATAGCGTTTCGGCTGTCGATTCGTTCGTGATCGTGAAATCAACGCCGTCCGGAAAGTCTACCTTGACGTAACGAACCTGATGCAGCGAACCGTTCACAACGGGGGAGTACACCGTTGCGTCGCCACTGGCGTCGGTCGTGGCCGAAACTGTTATTCGTTGTGCGAACATTGCGACTCCTTTAGGTGTTGGTCAGTGCGGCACTGATGACCATCTTGCCGCTGGGAAGGATAACGCCGAGGTAAGCGACTTCGGTTCCGGTATCCGTCCACGTCAAATCAATGTCACCGTCGGCTTCGCTGATCGCCAGAAATGCCTTCTTCGCCACGAGAGCCAGGAGCGCGCCATCGGTGCCGATTGCGATTCCGGTCGAGCCGCCGGTGGCAACAAATGCGTCGCCGCTAGCGTCGAACAGAACCACGATCTTTACCAGTTGCCGCACGGCAATGTCAGCACCAGCAGCATCGGTAAGCTGCACGGTGATTGCCCGGACGTTTGTACTTTCCGCCCCAACCACAATGGTTGCACCGGCAACCGCACTACCGTTGTCGATAAATCCGCCAGATTCGACAACCACGCTGCCGCCGGACTTGACGCGCAGAACCGCCCCGTCCTGTTCACGAATGATCTTTGTGTTTTCAAGTGCCATAACAAAACTCCAATTCAAAATTGGGGGCGGGCGGATAAGGCCCGCCCCCAGGTTAAAGGGTTACGAGCCGGCAATCGACGTTGACGCCAGAACCGACGCGGTGGCCTGCGTGATCGGGCTTTTCTTCCCGACGTATCGAATGGCAATGATGCCATTGCAAACGCAGTTTTGGGTTGCACGGGTCAGCGTGCAGTAAACGTAGCGAAGCTGCGGACGGTACACGTCCACGATCAACAGCTTGTTATCCGCGTCGATCGTTGACACGGAAGTTGCCGTTGCGGTGCCGCCGGTAATCGCCGCCGCGCCACTGGTCGAGTTTGCGGTATTATTCAACGCCGTCAGCGTCAACACCGTTCCGCTCGTCCCGTCGCCGGTCAGGGCGATGAACACAACGCCGTCATAACCGGCCATGTCGAGAATGTCAGAGGTCAGGAGCGTAGTACCCGCAACCGCTTCAATTTCGATGTAATCAAAAGCGCAATTTCGTAAGAGAGTAGGCATGGAAAAATCTCCGTTTGGATTTGGTTGATGGAATAGTTACGCGAGTTTGACACGAGCAAACGCCTCTTCGAGAACCGGCATGCCGTCGGTTTCCAGACGGCCAATAAAGCCCGTCTGATTCGTGGCGGCATACAGTTCCACAAGGCGTTGAACGGTCAAGCTGAGGTTGTCGGCGATCCAATAAAATTTGAGGTCGCCGAAGAGTCCGACGTAAAGGCCGGTGGTGAATGTATTCGGCGCGTACTCGGTGATGTTGACCGGACGATCAAGCAGCGTGTTGGGCATTCCCTGCAGGCCCGGCGCCCAGAGGTATTGACCGTTGCCATCCTTGAGCTTTCGGATTTGCTTCACTGCATCGCGGTGAAAAATCCATTCGCCCGTGGCTTGATACTGTGCCTTCAACGCAAACTTTGCGTTGATAAGGCCGTCGGCGGTAACCGAAGAGGTCGTGTTATCCGTCGAAACGTCCCGGCCCGTGCTGATGCCGAAGGCCGATGCGGTGAACAGGCCCAGCGGCTGCTGAGCGCCGGTGCCAGTCATAAAGCCCTTTTCTTGTGAGATGGCGTGTTTGTACGCGAGTCGTTGTGCGACGATCGATTCCGCGGAAATCGATGAGACACGCAACAGGGTATTACTGACTTTGATTCGCTTGGCGAGCGGGTGCGGCGCGAGTTCACGCCGACCGAACGCCATTGCCGAATCTTCGTTGCCCGTGCCGAGTTCGCTCGTCCAGTCGGCATCGTCCATGTCAGTGTCGAGACTGGGAACGCCAAGCGACTTCGCGCCGTTGGCTTGGAAAACGCTGGCCTTCTGCCGGATGATGACGGCGTTGTCGACGAACTTGAGAAGCTCGGCAACCATCGTCATCGGGGCCTGCAGGTAGCCGCCGGTCACATTGATGTCAGCTTGCAAGGCGCGGGTTTGGTCGCCGTCCAAGCCGGTGAATCCGTTCGACAGCCATCCGCCGAAAGCCTGCCGATATTCATCGGTGGCATGCGGGATGCATTCGCCGTTCTTGCGGAACAGCGGAACGCTGCGCCGGGTCGAATAGCATTCGCCCCACGAGATCTCCCGGCGTTCATCGTCGGTAATCGCGTTGTTTTTGGGCGCGGTGTTGGCGGTAGTCGGTTCGGTACGCCGGCCCGCAGGATCGCCCTGCTGCTTGAGCCAGTCGCTTCGGGCTTCGGCCTTGATAAGAACCTGCCGCTTTTCGTCCAGCACGTCCGCGTCGGCCATCGCCTTGTCGAACTGCCCGGTTTCTTCCGGCGTCATGTCGCGCTTTTCCGCGCCGGCCTTGTCATTGATCTGGCGGGCTTGGGTCACAAGCTTTGTCCGCTCTTCTGAGATTTCTTTCAGGGTCATTGGATTGCTCCGTTAGGTTACAAAATGAAACACTTGGCCAGACGCCTACCCGCTGGGTGGCGACTTGCCCGATACGTTGCTGGCTCGACCCGATGGGCTTTGCCGGCGGGGGTTACTTGGTTGAATTACTTGGCTATCGCGGCCAATCGCAGACAGCGATCGGCGTAGTTACGCCGCGGGGTTGCCGTGGCTTCTGTTTCGAGTCGATCGATTGCCGAACGCACTTCGGCGGTGGTTGATTCATAAGCGGGAATGCCGGTCAAGGTCACTTCCATCAGCTCGCCGATGCTGATGATGGTGCGAACTTTGTCGTTGCCGTTGCGCTCCCATGTGCTTCGCGCGTTGTTGAAACGGAAGCTCATCCCCTTGATGTCTTTTCGCCTCACCATTTCGATAGCGTCACGGCCCGTTGTGGTGTTGCCGGGGAAGATTTCAACCGCCAGCCCTTGACCGTCCTCGGCAATCGTGAGCGTCCCGGCACTACGCCGACCCACAATCATCTTCGTGTCGTGGTGCATGAGTGCCAGGACTTCCCGGTTGCCGGCGATCGCCTCGCGAAACGCACCGGGTGCAATCTTTTCACGGAAGCCGCCGAGGTCTAGGCTAAGCGCATTAAACATTGCCGCGTAACCGACAATCTTCGGGGGAACGTCCGCCGCATCCAGAACGCGAAGCTCGTCGGAAATAAATCTAAGTTCGGTGTCCATTGCTGGTTACTCCATTCGTTTTAAGCCGAAACTCGGCAACAATTCGGCTCACTTGCTCTGCGCTGTATTCGTCAAGGTGCATGTCGGTAGGTTCACGAACCGAATCGGCAGAGCTTTTGCAGTATCCGTCGGCGATACCTGCGGCCATCGCCCCGGAATCGACCGTCAATCGCATCGAAGCAACGTAGCTTTGCACCAGCGGCAGCATTGCGTTCCTCACATACGAGCGATGTTCGTCATAAAACTTGGGGGCAAACTCGGCAAAGTCGCCGCGGGTTGCCGACTTTCTCAATACTTCTTCTTCTCGCCGGCAAATGCGGCGGGCGATGTCATCCAACAACGGCGACAATGCTTCACGCACTTCCGCGGCGTCCGGACTAGCGGGC